CTGTGCCCACCCTTTTCCATTTCGGGATAGCCACGAGGATCCTGCATGATCCACTCTGGATCGCTGCTTTTCTTGCCTGCGTAACCACTGATAACGCTCCAATGGCCACAACCCAAGCCGTTACACATTGGTGGTTCGCCTAGAAGCATGTTGCCTGCGTGCAACCAACCAACCAACACTGGCCTGCCAGCCTCAATCTCAAGCTCCACCATGTCAGCATCACCGTCCTTACGGAACTCAGCTTCCAACCCAAGACTGCGTAATGCTGCTAGCTGAGCCTCTACTGACGTGGTGTCTCCGTATTTGGCACGGATCTTGTTGTACTCATCATCCGTTCCAACCTTCTTGTAAAACGCTGCCACCATCGCAGCTGCTGAGCTGAAGCACTCGCGGTAGCCAGTTCCAGTTTTGTTGTCGAGCTGCCTGAAGTAGGGCATATAGATCTGCTGGTCATATCCACTCTCCTTCCACGCCTGAAACCAATCAGCTTCGTTCTCCTCCAGTAGCTCCGGCGGCATTGACTCCTCAAGTTGTTTAATTGCAGCCAGCTGGTGGGGCGTGCCACGAAAAAACTGGAAAAACGGC